TGTTGGTTGTACATTAAAATCTAAATATATAAATTCAGCTGTTCTTGTTGGTTGGATATATATTTGACCTACTAATTGATTTCTATCTATAACATCTGGTGTATTATTAGTATCATCCATTACAACTTTAAAAGCATATAATCCTTGTCTTTGTTGTACACTTGCTAAGTATGGATTTACTTGGCTTAAGAAATTATTTCTTGTAGCTATAGAATTTTGTTCAAATACTAAATTATCTGCTATTTGTGAAATGTAGTTTTTAAGAGCAATTAATAATCTTCTAACATTTACTCTATCTAAAGCGCTTGCTTTTTTCTGTAATGTTTTCTGACCAAATATTACTACTCCTGTATTTGGAAATGTAGCTATTGGGTTAACATTAGCTCCATATAATGTATCTCTATTACCATTTGTTAAAGCTCTTTCAGTTCTTAATACAGTTGATAATCCTCCTCTATTTAAACCTGCTGGTGCAAACCATGCTTCTCCTGCTCTATCATTAAAAGCATATGCTCCTGGTATCATTGTAGAAGCTGGTACCCAAACTTGTTGTCCTGTATCTGGATCAATGGTTTGTAACCATGGCCAATATGCTGCAGCATATGAAGAATCTACTCCTGCGGCCCCATTTGTTACTTGGGATAAAGTTGAATTATATTCTCTTAAATCTATAATAGATAAATTATCTCCTCTAAGTTGGGAATTATTTACTAATGTTGTTAAAGGTGAAGAGTGGTTTTGTCTTGTTAAACCTGGGGCTGAAATAAGATTATATTGGAATAAATCCTGATTAGCTAATAAATTTATAGAATTTGTATAATTATCTGCTACTAATCCTTGTGTGTCAGTACCATCTATAGTTTCATAAAAATTGGCAGCTCTAGCTACAAATGGAGTACCTGTAGCTCCTGTAAATGAACCAGATCCTGCTCTTGGAATAGATCCAGTAAAAGCTGTTTTAGCTGTTCCATTATTATCGAAATAATTTAATGTCTTCTTACTAACTGATTTTACTCTTACAAACTTACTTAATGTATTATAAGTTCCTTCATTTTTAATATAATAATCGGAACCATCATTAGCTACTACTTGTTTAGAATTACCTATTACTTTTTCAATATAGTTTGAAGCATTTGGATCTAATGATAAATCCGCCCAAGTTTCTAATACTGTTTTAGAAGTAGTTGTATCATTACCTCTTCTAATTAATAAGCTAAATGTTCCCTTTGCCGTATCAGGTTGAACTATTTCCCATCTTATATTATCTTTAGTTCCATTACTTAATGTTCCATTTGCCCCCGTAGCTGTACCACTATTGGCAATTGCACCTTCTGTTAAAGTTTCTAATGTAAATACATTTTCATTTGCTATATCTCTATCTACTAATGTAAAAGTTAAATCTGTTCCACTAGGTTTAGTTGCTCCTAATGATTGTGAAGTAAATACTACTGTATCTCCTACATTAAAAGTTCCAACAGCTGCAGTAACTGAAGTTGAAGTAAAAGCTGAATCTGAGGATAATACTATAGAAGCAGTAACATTTTTATTTGAAGATGAAACTGTAAATGTTCCTAAAGCACTACCAGTTGCATTAAAAACCGCAGCACTAGTTAAATCAACTAAAGTTGTTCCTTCAATTCCACTTCCAACATTTGTACTAGTTGCAGAAGTATAAGAACCTGATACTACTCTAGTTACTAATAATGAATCTCCTCCTTGTTGGAAATAGTTATATGCCGAAATAGAGGTGAAATATGTATATTCTACACTACCACTTTCAACTATACAACCAAAGGTATTTTTATAATCTGAAAAAGAACTAACAAGTGTTGGTATTCCAACTGGTCCTTTTACTGTAGGACCTAAAATTGCTGCTCCAGCTTGTACGGGTTGTGCTGAGATAAATGTATTATCATTCTCTCTTGCTAATACGCCTGGGGATAAAAGTACTTCTGCCATTTTTTAATAAATTAATTTTGTTATAAATATTACAGAAGTTCCTAAAAATGCGACTAAGCCTTAATAAATTCGCCGCTTTCTAGATTTACTGAACCCTGTCCATATTTTTTTTCTATCTCTTGAGCCGTTTCAGTTTGTTTACCTTCTAAAGCTCCTAATTGTTGATAAATTTCTTTTTTTCTATTTCCAAAAAATTCAAGCTGATATTCAGTTTGACCTAAATTGTAAATTAAATCGTTTTGTTGTTGTTGTAACGAAGTTAAGTTGCTTACTTCTTCTTTTGTTAAAACTGTATTTTTAGCTGTCTTTGCCATGTTTATAAATATTAATTGTTTATTTAAAATTTAATAATACTTAAAAGTATCATAAAACCATTTGTAATTATTCTTAACCCAATTTGCTGCTTGGGTACCTAGAACCTGATTATAATCTTTTTTTACAGGTTCAACTTTACTTTTTATAGTGTGATCACCATACATACCATATACTTGATCATCTTCTTGAGTAATTTGTTCCACATTATTAAAATCATGTTTAAATTGTGGTAATTCTAAAAAATTGTAAACTTTTTCTATTTCTTTTTGAGGATTTTGTGTTAAATTTTCAAACTTAATAAAAAGCATTTTTTCATTTATACTTTCTTTTACTATTTGGTATAACCTTTCCATTGCAAGTCCCACAGGCTGAGATCCAACCCATATATCTACTCTTTTTTCTGTTGTAGTACCTGTCATTTCTGCATGGTTAACTAAACCAGAATCTTGATGTTGATTTTTCCTAAAGTTTTTTTCCATAGAAGCCATTATAGCTCTAGGGTCTCTAATCATACAAATAATTTTAGGGTCAGGGTGAAACGAATTTAAAAAATTATAATGTACTCCCCACCCTCTACTTTTATCTATAACATATTTTTTATCTGTAATAGCTTCAAAAAAATTATATACCCCTCCACTACAAAAGGATAAAAATGCTTTTTTCATTGTATCAGCATCTTGTGCTTTAAATTCAGGTGAATCCGAGTAATTTGTTCTAGCTGCGTAAACTAGCTCTAAAACTCCTGATGTAGGTGTTACATAGAAATCAGGATTTTGTCCCATTATATTTTGTAATAATGTTGATCCTGCGCGTGGCAATGATGATTGAAAGAATAATTTTTCCATTAAGACATTTCTAAAGAGTTAATTAATTGGTTTGAATCAAATATTTCCTCATCTATAAAAGGACATTCATGAGCCGCACCATGAAAACCAAAATCAAATAAATAACTATCAGGTAATTTAATTCCTTCTGGTGGGTTTGCTATTATATTATCATGTAAATCATATCCAAATATAGATGGTGCTGTACCTATCCAACATACTGTTGAAGGTAAATTTAAAGCATATGCTGCATGCTGCATGCAAGAATCTATAAATAAACGTTTTTGACTAACTAAAAGTAAACCAAATAATTCCATATTAGATAAAGGTTGTTTTACTACTTCTACATCAGGAATAATATTTTGATCCTTTCTACATATTTGAATAATATGATAATTTTCTCTAAAATAGTTAGCTACATCTAGAGCATTTTGATATGGTAAATCTCTTGTCCAAGAATATGGAAATGGTTGTTCATCACCTAAAGGACCACCATTAGATTGAATAAGCATTACTGGTTTTTCTCTTTGCCAATTTCCAAATCCAACTTGTTTTTGCCTTAAATTAAATAATAATTCGGGCATTTCATCATTATATTCTAAATCATATAAATTACACCAATTTTGGATTAGCGGTTTTCTTTTTACAATATGATCTGTGGTAAAATAAGGTTCATGTTTAAAAATAATCATATCCTTATCCTTAATATAATCATCATAAAAATAAGGAGTGTTTCCTATCCTATATACCCTATCTACAAATTTTAGATTTAAATATACTTCAGGATAAGCACAAACTACTATTAGTTTTCTATCAGGGTGATTATTTTTTATACAACGAGCAACGGCTGTTGCTGCTACATGTTTTCCTAAGCCACCTTCAAGGTGGAATAATGCATATTGCTCCATAAACTTTTTAAATATAACTTAAATATAATAACTTTTATTTTGTAATCCAAATTATTTTTTATGCTACTTTTGTTATTAACCTATGAGTAAAATTTTTATTAAATTTATCATAATAGTTTTGATTGTCTGCAATATAATCTAATTTTGTTATATATTTCTGTACTTTATATTTTTTAGATTTAAATATAGAATGAAAATCTAAATCAGTAGGTGAAAAATATGTGTATTTACCCCTAAGCCTTAATATATTAGGTACTATTTTATGAAATGGGTCTAATGATTCTCCCCAAGTGTCAAAATAAATACCATCAAATTTAGGTAATTCATTATAAACATTTTGCCATTTATTAAATAGACATGTAACATTAGATTTTTTATCCCATCCATCTTTTTTCATTTTATTTTGTACATCAGGATGTGCTTCTATAATCCAATGTTCATCTACATTATGAGATTGAATATAGGTATCTATAAGACCTAATCCAAATCCTACATTAAGAATTTTTCCTCCTCCTTTACATATTAATAAAGCAGCATCTCTCATAATAGGATCTTCCCATCCCATCATAACTGGTTGAGCTTTTTGATCTAATAATCTATTATCTTTCATGAAATAAACTTTATTATTTAGATATTTTGTATTAGCAGATATCATAATTAACAAGGTGTTCTTTCAGAAACTACTCCACTTCCATTTGTAATAAAAGTAAAATTGCTTCTACCTTCTGAATATGCATAAATCCCTGTACCAACTGTAGTTGTTCCTGGATCATTAGTATATATTGTATCGCCATTAGCTGGGTTAGTTCCTGAACCATTATGATATAAAGTAACATTAGTTGTACCTCCTTCACCCATTGCAGTACATGCTTCTTCTGTCTCTTCCCATGTATTCCCACTATCTGATTTAAAAGTCCAAGCTGTTACGGCAACCCCAAAACTTTGACCATAAAAGCTAGCTGCTAAAAATATATTTGAAGCTACTGGGGTAGATAAATTAGCAGCAGAAGCAGATAATGAAAAATTAGCCCCAACTTCTGAATCAAACTCTGCCGCTACTTGGCTCATTGATATAGGTCCCGATGCTGGTAAAGCCATTATTTATATTTTTTAAGTTCTTGTACTTCTGCTTGTAATTCTTTTATTGCTTCTACTAATAATGGT